AAGTCAAGTCGCTGATGCTGATACTACAGGAAGCACCTTCTCAATAAACGAGGTTAACTCAGCTGGAACTTATTCTAAGAATATCCTCAGTTATAACCATTCTAGCAGCACACTCACTCACAACCAATACAACTACTTTAACGCTGGTTTAGGAGTGACTGGAAATATAGCAGTATCAGGCACAGTAGATGGACGTGATGTCGCTGTAGATGGTACAAAACTAGATGGTATAGAATCAAACGCTAAAGATGATCAAACAATTACTGCTGGCACAGGATTAACTGGAGGCGGTACTGGTGATGTAACACTAAGTCATGCTGATACATCATCACAAGTTTCTTCAAATAACTCAGGTAGAACATATATACAAGATATTACTCTTGATACTTATGGACACATTACTAGTTTAGCTACTGCTACTGAAACAGTTACTAACACTAATTTAACACACACAGGTGAAGTAACAGGTTCTACTTCACTTACAATAAGTGACAACGTAGTTGATGAAGCTAACCTTAAAGTTTCCAACTCTCCTACTGATGGATATTTCCTTTCAGCACAGTCAGGCAACACAGGTGGTTTAACTTGGGCTACAGTACCAGCTGGATATACTGATAGTGATGTAGCTTCATATTTAAGTGCAAATGATTATGACACATCTACAAATATTATTGCTGCTATAACAGACAGCGCACCAGGTACACTGGATACACTAAACGAACTAGCGGCGGCGTTAGGCGATGATGCAAGTTTTAGCACAACAGTTACAAACAGTATTGCCACTAAACTGCCACTAGCTGGTGGTACTATGACAGGCGATGTCTTGTATGGTGATAATGTCAAAGCTAAATTTGGTGCTGGTTCTGACCTACAGATTTACCATGATGGCAGCAACAGTCGGATTTATGACATAGGAACGGGCGATCTCCGCATTCAAGGTACAAACCTACGTCTGCAAGACGCAAATGGTGAAAACTTCTTGTACGCATTGCAAGATGGGTCGGTCACACTTTACCACGATAACGCCATCAAACTAGCCACAACATCAACAGGCATAGACGTAACTGGTAATGTAACTGTATCAGGTACAGTAGACGGTAGAGATGTAGCTACAGATGGTACTAAGCTAGACGGTATATCATCAAATGCTAATAATTATACACATCCAAATCACACTGGTGAAGTTACTTCTACTGGTGATGGAGCCACAGTTATTGTTGATAATGTTGTTGATGCTGGTAACTTAAAAGTCACAGGTAACGGTACTACTACACAATTCCTAAGATCAGATGGAGACGGTACATTTACTTGGGCTACTCCAGTAGATACTAATACTGTGTATACACACCCAACACATGCTGGTGATGATATTAGTATTGACACAGGTGCTCTTACAGGTGCTACAGTTATATCAGATTTAGATTTTAATATTACAACTGATACGTTAGGTCATGTTACTGACGCAAATGGCACAATAGCTACTAGAACATTAACACTTGCTAATTTAGGTTATACTGGTGAAACAAATGCCACAGCAGACCAAACAAATGAAGAAATAAGAGCGGCTATTGAAGCGGCTACAGACTCAAATGTGTTTACTGACGCAGATCATACCAAACTTAATGCAATAGAAGCTGGTGCGACAGCAGATCAAACAAAAGCTGACATAGAAGGTCTAGGCATTGCTGTTCCAGCAGCAAACTTAACTGGTACGATAGCTGCAGCGAGACTCTCTACAGCAACAACACAAGCAGAGAGTGATGACAGTACAAAGATTGCTACGACTGCTTATGTTACCGATAAGATAACAACGCTTATAGGTGGTGCACCAAGCACACTCAATGACCTTAACGAATTAGCAGCTGCTATAAACGACGATGCTAACTATAACTCTACACTGACAACAGCATTGGCTACTAAGTTACCTTTAGCTGGTGGTACAATGACTGGTCCTCTTGACTTTGGGTCTGTTACAGGTCGAGCAATCACCATTACTGCTGATACGGGGTTGGACAGCGATGATGCTTCTATCTATTTAGGTAACGACCCCTCGTCTTACGGTTTTGACATCACTTACGAGGGAACGGGTGCTGGGAACACAAACGCTTTCGTGATCACATCTACCAACAATGGTAGCCCTAACGAGCTGATAAGATCTAATCAAGACGGGATTGTTAATCTTCCGCAGCTAGGGGCAAAGGTCAATAATCAAACTATCTTCCACGATGGCTACCACCCTAATGCTGATACCTGGACAACAGCTCGTACAATCACACTAAGTGGTGATGCTTCAGGTTCAGTATCAATTAATGGTTCTGCTAATGTTACACTGAGTGTGGCAGTTGCTAATGACAGTCATAACCACGATCATGCAGATGGTCACTTTAGCGTTACTAATGGGCAGCTTATTGGCGGTATAGGCGCAATGACAACAGGCGGCACAACAGACTGGAATCATTCTACTAATGCTCGATCCGGTAATGGGTATACCCTTCTACTCGGTTCAGCTACCAATGGACCTAGCGGCGGCAGCTATTACCACCCCTTTAGCTTTGAGTACAATGGCAAGGATGGCAATAGTAATATGACCCAATTTGCTATCCCTTATAATAGTGCTGATGGACCGTATTTCAGATCCCGATACAGTAATACCTGGACTGGTTGGAATGAAATGTGGCATTCTGGAAATGATGGTTCTGGTTCTGGATTAGATGCTGATTTATTAGATGGTGTTCAAGCTAGCAGTTTCTTACGTAGTGATGCTGCAGACGTAGCAACACAAATAAATTCTCCAATCTTTAGTGGAAATATTTCCACCACTGGTGACGGACAAAATAACTATCCCTTTAGGCTTACTAGTGATTACAATTCTTATATGGTCGCCACCGCTACTAATACTTGGGGACTATTTTGGGCAGGAAACACCGGCGCAAGATACGGAACAAACGGACTAGGCGGTCCTGGCAACATATGGAGCAATAATACCAATCCAAATGAATTCTGTTTTGTGGGTAGTGATAGTACTGTATGGACAGTATTCGGCAATAACGGAAATACTTGGCAGGCCGGTACTCTTACAACAGTAGGAGATATCACCACTGGTGGTGACATCACTGGTGTCAACATTATTGGTAATGGTAGTCAATTAACTGCTGTCGACGCAGAAACACTAGATGGCATTAACAGTACTAGCTTTTTAAGAAGTGATGTTGCTGATACTATGACAGGGAGATTAACACCTGATACCTCTGATGACTACGATCAAACTGCCATCACATCACTCACTAACGCACCTATATACTACCCAGAGGTAGATGTAGGTACTTCAGATACATACCTACCTGCGTTCCATATGAGGGCGACACATTCAGGCGGATATCGCACACACATGAATGTAGGTTTGCATAAAGATAGTTCTGGTTGGGGAGGTTCTTCCACAGGTTTTTATGTTGCACTAGGTGGGAATGACAATAATCCTACAGAGGCCTATAAACTAACTTATGGTGGAGAGATAAACCACACTTCAGCAGGAAGGTTTTTTGCTGACGACTACCACCCCAATGCTGACACGTGGACAACAGCACGTACCGCAACAGTCACACTAACAGGTGATGCAACTGGTACCACTGGTGTTAGTGTAAACGGTAGTGGTAACTGGACTAACAGTGTTGCTGTTACAGTTGGACAGATTGACGGACAAGCATTTGTTAACACACGTGCCAACAGCGGACGAGATGTCAACAGCACAGACGGTAACGGAATTTACTATTATAATAGTAATGTTGATAACTTCAGTGGTAACGCTACAGATGGAGCGTTATATCAACAAAGTTATAGCACTAGTTGGTATCATCAAATTGCTGGTGATTATCGCAGTGGAAATATTGCGTTACGTGGCAAAAACAACAACACTTGGCAACGTTGGAAAAAAGTACCTACAATTTATACAAGTGATACTGCTCCAACAACTGCGCTAGTAAATGATGATTTTTGGTTCGACAGTGATGAAGGTAAATTAAAAATTCGTTATGCGGGGGTATGGGTAGATACATTTACACTTGGTACTGCTGGCTTTGTAAATAAGTCAGGCGATACAATGACTGGTTCCTTAACAATTAGCACTATTGTTGGTAATAACAGTGGTACACTTAATGTCACTGGCAATATTGTTGCTAGTGGAGATGTTACAGCATACTCAGACATGACTCTTAAAAGTAATATTCAAACAATTGATAATGCGCTAGATAAAATTACTGCATTACGTGGGGTTACATTTGAAAAAGATGGCAGAAATGGATCTGGTGTAATTGCGCAAGAAGTAGAAAAAGTTTTGCCTGAAGTAGTACATACCAATGATGATGGATTAAAGAGTGTAGCATATGGAAACATGGTAGGCACACTTATCGAAGCAATGAAGCAACAACAAGAGCAAATTAATCAGCTTACTGATGAGATTAAAAAATTAAAAGGTGAATAATGGCAATAAGTTTTCCAGGCAGTCCTAGTGTAGGCGCAATACATAATCATAATGGGTTTAAGTGGCAATGGGACGGTGTCAGTTGGGAAGCCTATGATGAGAATGGTGTCACTATGTCATTTATTCCAACTGGCAGTACTCGTCCTACTAACCCTATTGACAGACAAATATTTTTCAATACATTTTCAGGAACAATGGAAATGTATGACGGCACTGAATGGCGTTATGTAAGTCAAGATGAACGTCAGTTTCTACACAGACAGGTTATTGTTAAAGGATTTACGATGGGCGGGTATAAATCTGGCAGCCCATGGTATAATGTCAATAGTATAAACCACCAAACTGATTTGAGCGTCAACTTAGGAGACTTGTTACACACCAAAGCAAACTATAGTAGTGGCGCATGTGGGTTAACTTATGGATTTATGTGGAATGCCAATAACACACATGCCGCCGCCAGTACCACAACTGTTGGTATTAATATGTTTACAGAAACAGGGTTAGTAGCTGGTGATTGTCCAACTTTGCTATATTCGAGAAATGATTGTGCTACAGTTCATAAAGAACACGAATTCGCATGGATTATTGGTGGTGGAACATCTAGCATAGATGTGTTTAACCTTGCAAGTAATACAATGTATGCTGCGCAAAGCCTATCATCACAAAACACTGTAAACGCAGGCGCATTTAGTGGTGAAGATAAAGGATTTGCTTGGCATGATAGTGGCATAGGAAATAAAGTAACATTTGCGGCAAACCAAACAGCAGCAATTGCTTCTAGCGGAGTCACCGCATCACACAGTCAGCAAAAAGGTGTTAGTAGTAAGCTAGGAAAAGGTTGGTGTGGTAATGAAGGGTCGTATTCCGGCGGATACAACTTCAGACGTTGGCAGTTTAGTACAGAAACAAATATCGGTAACGTAGCTAAACCACAAGGAAACTGTGGTGAAGAAAACTTTGATATGGGCCAATATCATCAATACTGCACAGGACATTATGATGGAGTTCAAAATAACAAGACTTGGAAATGGTATTATGAGACAGACACTGGCACAGTATTGGGTGCTGGTAGCGAACCCACTGGGGTTGCTGGACGTAGTAGTGGACACAACGTTTGGAAAGGTTAATAAATATACGTAGTTATTGGAGTATAATATGGCAATAAGTTTTCCAGGATCGCCGAGCATTGGTGATATTCACACACATAATACTTTACGTTGGTATTGGGACGGAGTAGGGTGGAACCAAGTCGGCGGTGACCACACTACAGAGTTCATTGGTACATTAAGTAATCGTCCGGCCAATAACGTTGCAGTTTCAGGACAAATTTACTATAACGAACTTAATAAAACTATGGAAATGTTTAATGGTGAAGAATGGGTAGCTGTTAGTCAAGATAATAGACAATATTTACATAGAACAATTATTACTCGTAGTTGGGTTATGGGAGGGTATAAATCCGGCGCACCATGGCTAAATGTTAACAGTATGAACCACCAGACTGACTTAATGGCAAATTTAGGCGATCTTTTACATACTAAAGCTAGTTATAGTAGTGGAGGTTGTGGTAAAGTTTATGGGTTTATATGGAACGCCAATAACTCTCATTCAACTGCTAGTACAACAACTGCTGGCATCAATATGGCAACGGAAACCGGACTAGTTGCTGGTGATTGTCCAACTTTGCTATATTCGAGAAATGACTGCGGAACTGCGTTTAAAGAAACTGAATATGCTTACCTCTGCGGCGGTGGAACAACTAATATAGATGTATTTAACCTTACAAGTAATACAATGTATGCTGCACAAAGTATGACAACAGCCAGCGTAGGGGGTACAGGCAATGGTATGGGTAGTATAAACGGCGAAAACGCAGGGTATGTATGGCCAAATGGCGCAGGTGATAAACTTTTATTTGCGGCAAATCAAGTTGCTACAGTATCAGCAAGTGTAATAGGCGCTTCTAATGGACAACAAAAAGGTATTAATAGTAAAGTTGGAAAAGGTTATGCTGGCAATGAAGGTACTTACCAAGGAGGGTATAACCTCAGACGTTGGCAGTTTAGTACAGAAACAAATATCGGCAATGTAGCTAGACCCATTGGCAATATTGGCGAAGAAAATTTTGATATGGGGCAAGATCATCAATACATGTTAGGTATGTATGGAAATAGTGTACAAAATAACAGAGGTTGGAAGTTTAGTTACTATACTGACAGCGGATATGAACTAGGTGCTGGCAGTGTAAGAACTGGTGTTGCTGGCGGGTCAAGTGGTCATTGTGTATGGAGTGGTAGTTAATGGCAATAATTTTCCCAGGTAGTCCAACAGTTGGACAAATGCATGTGCATGACGATAAAATGTGGGAATGGAGCGGAACCAGTTGGGAAAGTCGTGGTAATCTAAATGTAGCAAGTGGCGTAGTTGGGGCATCATCCCGTCCTGGCTCTCCAGTTCAAGGACAAGTATTTTTTAATGATAAAACACGAGTAATGGAATTGTATGATGGTAGCGAATGGCGTCAAGTTAGCCAGGATCAACGTCAATATTTGTTTAGACAAATCATTACCAAGAGTTTTGTTATGGGCGGATATAAGAGCAGTAGTCCTTGGTTAAACGTTAATAGTATGAACCACCAAACTGATTTAACAATTAATTTGGGAGATTTACTTCACCAACAAGACGCTTATAGTAGCGGCGCATGTGGGTTAACATATGGGTATATTTGGAATGTTGGCAGTGCGTGGTCTTCAGCATCTACAACAACCGCAGGTATAAATATGTTTACAGAAACAGGGTTAGTAGCTGGCGATTGTCCTACTCTATTATATTCGAGAAATGACTGTGGCACAATATTTAAAGAAACAGAACTTGCCTACATTTGTGGCGGCGGAACAGCTAGCGTAGACGTATTTAACCTCACTACTAATACAATGTATGGTGCGCAAAGTGTTACAACTGCGACAACTGGCGGTACTAGACAAGCTGGAATGGCATCACATAGCGGAGAAACTCATGGATTTGCTTGGCACGCCTCAGCAGGATCTAAATTTACTTTTAGCGCAACACAAACGGCGGCAGTTGAGGTTGACATAGCTCGTAGCTCAAGCAGTCAACAAAAAGGTATTAGCAGCAAGTACGGAATAGGATGGGCAGGTAATGAAGGTAACTACAACGCTGGTTATAATCTAAGAAAAACGCAATACAGTACAGATCAAAATATTGGAACTGTAAGTAAACCAGTTGGTAACAGTGGTGAAGAAAACCTTGATATGGGACAACATCATCAATACATGTTAGGTATGTATGACGGCTTGCAAAATAATCGAGGATGGAAGTTTTACTATCAAACAGAAAGTGGTTTCGAACTAGGTGCTGGCAGTGTAAGAACTGGACCACCAGGTGGATCAAGTGGCCATTGTGTATGGAAAAATTAAAAAAGGATAATAAATGAAAACGGAAGTAACAAAATTAACAACATATAGTCGCACAGATTTGATCACAGATACATCTGATATGTCTATTTCACAACAAGATATTATCAGTAAGAGTATTAGTAATGGCAATAGTCTGCCTTCTTACAAAGCAGAAAATTTTGTTGGTAATGCGCAAATAACTCCTTACGCTAAAGTTAAGCAGTACATGTTGGAAATATCTAGTCGAGAAGACGTAATTGAGCAAATGGAATATGATATCAAAAAAGCTCAAATTAAATTAAATCGCCTAACTACAGACGCTGCTAAATTCTCAGGATTTGATCTTGAAGAAATACAATTAGATATCGAGTATGAAGATCGTAATTTTAAAAAGCTCGTCCATAAATTAAAGGCAGCATATGATGAAAGACAAACATATTTAGATCTTATTGAAAAATTTAACCAAACTGTTGACGGTAAATATGAAGACGGTAGATTACTTATTGATGTAATTGGTGATAAAGAAATATGTGAGAAACTGGAGATGCAACACTGGACATATCGTCTAGCAAAACAAGCATCAATGGACATGGTAGCATATGGACGAATTGGTGTTGGTAATATGGATGCTATTGCTATGATGAATCCAGCACAACAGGATGCTACATTAAAACTTGCAAGTGAATACCTTGTAAGAAATGAACAAAGATTACAAATGCATTTAAGCAATGCGAATGATATGGTCCAAAAAGGTGTTACCAGTGAGCCATATAGGAATCTTTTAGGCTTGACAAAGGAAGATTAATCATGTATATTTTATTTAAGAGTGTTAACGAAAGCATTCAAAGAACTGTGCAAACATATGGACATTATATAAACTATACCATTGGGTATATTCCAGATACACATGCTGATATTTTGGATTTTCAACAATTAAATCCAACAGTACTAGACGATGAAGTTGCCAAAGCATGGAAATTTATTGGTGAATATAGAGAATATACTTCTGTTAAAGATAACACAGTACAACAAGAACAACTAGAACTTGTTGCTAGTATGGAAGCAAATTCGTATAAGCAACAATATTTCCTCACTGTTGAGGATAGAGCAAACACAGTAAAGTGCCATCAAGCAATTATGCGTAAGATGTTAGATGAAGTTTACGATAAGAGGTTTATTGCTATGAATGCTGAAGTATCACATTTAGAATCAGGAAGTTGGCCCCAGCAACGTATAGAAGCAGATTTGTATGCTGCGGATAATAGTGCTCTTTGTCCTCTATTAACTGCACTATCTGAAGCACGTGGTATCACACTTGCTGAAATGGTCACAAAAGTTAACGAAGGCGTAGCTGCGTACACCGCAAAGGTACAAGACTTGCTATCAAGAAAACAACTAGTTGAAACAGAAATTAAAGCATGTAATTCGATTGCTGACTGCAATCGTCTTTTCCACAACAGGTATGATTACCAAATGCCAATACAACAAATGATAGATGAATTAGGAACAAATGAAAATTCAACGTTTAATCTTTAATGTTTAGTATACCTATAAACCTAAAACTTAATGAAAATCAATTTAATAGTTTCGTAAGTTTCCTTGAACAATACCGAGAGCATATATACGACTTGTATTTTACTTGTCGTATGCCTCCATTTGTTCAGGATGCTATGGGAGATGTATTTTCAGATATTAGTGCGCCAATTGACGCAGCATTATACATACAAAATCGAACTGGTATTCCAATAAGTGCCACTTTTAACAACACTCTTATTAGGCCTGATCAAGCAAATTTAGATTTGTTCATAGCAAACTTTCAACAATTATATGATGCTGGTATACGTAGTGCTACTATACCACATACGCATTGGTTAAGTACTGGACAAATACAAAAAGCGTTTCCTGATCTTTTTATTAAAAACACTATCTTGCGTAATGTGTCACATCCTAACGAAGTAGCTAATTTAGCTAAAGCAGGATTTAATTATATTAACATTGACCGTGATTTAATGCGTGATAGAGATGCGCTAGAAAAAATTCGTCGAGCTGCAAACAAGTTTAATGTAAAGATCGCATTGCTAGGAAATGAAGGCTGTATTGGCGGCTGTACTATGATGGACGAGCATTTTCAATTTAATAATACTCGTGGACCAGATTCGCCTACATATTTTGCTGATCCAATAAGTCGTGGAACATGTGAAAAGTGGAGCGTAGAAGATCCCAGTACTGCGTTAAAAACAGCAAATATTCCGCCTTGGCGTGAGGATTGGGTAGAGTTGTTGGACTATGTTGACGTATTTAAAATGCATGGCAGAGAAAGTATCGATCAGTTTTTCAATACACTGAGTATTGTACAACGTTACGCTCGTAATGACGAGATACTATTTGACACATTTGACACTTACTTAGAAGACACAAACTTAAAAGACAGACCTATTGACGCTTGGCGTAAAAAGATACGTAATTGTAAGTTTGATTGTTGGGAATGTAACTTTTGTGATTTAGTATACGAAGCAAAATCTCCAATTAAAACCAATCCATATATATTAGCAGTTGCTAAAGAACTAGTTGATAGTGTTAATTATGAAAACAACATTAACATTATGGGGTTAACTAGCCCAAGAGTTCAAAATCTTTTATATGGATTGAGTAAACATTGTAAAAACTATCTAGAAATAGGCAGTGCTATGGGAGCAACCGCCGCGGCCGTCGCACAAAATAATGATATTCAAATACATTGTGTTGACAAGTGGGAGGAAAATATACAGCCTGACTTAGATATTTTCGCACTGCCAGACAACACAAAAAAAGAATTTGATAAAAACGTAAGTGGAGATAATATTACTATTCATAATAGTGATCTATTTCAAGTTGACAAAAGCACGTTATCTGACATTGATTTATTCTTTTATGATGGGCCACATGACGAAATATCAACTAAACAGGCAGTTGAATATTATGCTGACACACTTGCTGATACTGCTATACTTATTTTTGACGACTTTAATTGGGAAGGGGTCGTTAGTGGCGCAAACCAAGGTATACAAAGTTCTGGGTTGACAGTTATTAACCAACGTGTTATAACTAATAATGTAGAAAATCCATCACAATGGTGGAATGGGCTTTATATCTTGGTAGTACAACGTGAACATAGTTAAAATAATTCAAAGTGACGCATTTATTGAACATGACTGCGGCACTGAACTACAGCGGCAAGATTTGTTAAATCAAACAATAGCAGTTCGTAATGATCCAAATTATCCAAGCCTTGGACTTAGTAACGATGGTTGTTGGCGTAATAAAATAGCTTACCAAAATGATAACTGGCTAGAAGAGAAATTAAAGCAAGTTATTAATTCAGCAGTACAATATTACCTTGAGCATGATCCAACATTTAAAGATAAACTATCAAGATTTGGTTCTCCTGAAATTGATAGTTGGACAAATGTAAATGAACCAGGAAGTGTCAATAAGTTACACACACATGAAAAGTGGAACTTTAGCGCAGTATATTACCTTCAAGGAACTGGTACTGGCGCACTTAATTTAGTTAACCCAGCGAATACACTAGTTACATGTAACCCAATTAGTCCGTTTATGAGTACATTTAGCTTTGAACCGCAAGATGGTGACCTAATTGTTTGGCCAAGTTGGATGCCACATGAGGTCGAAGTAAACAAAAGTAGCAGAGACAGGATCAATATAGTATACAATGTTAAGTTTAACTCGTACACCTAAAATAGAATTCTTCAGTAAAGTACAAGGATTAACTGAAGCATACCCTATAACTACAGCCCGTGAAACTTTACCAAGCTGGGTAAATTTAGCACGAGCAGATTATCAACAAAACAAACATGATGTACATATTGCAAGATGTCCTGGCATTGTTGATATACTAACAACTGGTTATATTATATCTTCATGGCATGATATTGAAGTACAGGCAGATGCTACTCGTATTAATATGAGTATGCCAAGTGTTACATTAAATGACATTCTTGAAAAAGACACACTTCAAGTTCAGCGTGGAGACAGTATCGGAAAACATATCCCAAAGCGTCCATGGAGTAATCCACACATACTAAAAATAAACACACCTTGGCAAATTATTAGTGACGTAAAATTTATGATGATGCCACTGCCTTATAGTGAAAACATGATGTTTGAGTGCTGTCAAGGTATACTTGATCCTAGCATAAGCAGCGATATCAACTTACAGGGATATTGGAATATTCAAGGAACTCATGTTATCAAAGCAGGAACACCGCTTGCGCAATTAATACCACTAACAGAAAAAAAGTACAAGCATGAAGTACGAGATGCTAATCCACATGATTTAGCATGGCTAGTTAAGCGAAAATATTTTGATAACATTGGATTTATTCACATAAGATTAAAAATACAAACCGCATACTATAAACATTTTAAGAGGAAATAATGGAATACTTAGACTTAATAACAAAAGGACAAATATATTTGTTCTTAATCGTATTTGTAATGATGATTGCAGGTATGGTAAAAGAACATAAATTATTTGACGATATATTTTGTTTCTTTGAGCAAAATTTAAAAAGCAAAAAAGCAGTTGTAGCCGTTGTAAGTGCTATCACAGGACTGTTGCCAATCAAAGGGCGTGTTACAGTAAGTGCTGGTATGCTAGAAGCACTAGCACCAGATAAAGGTTGTTGTGGTAGAGAAAAGTTTGGTCCTATTGATTATGTTAGTACACACCACTACTATTTTTGGAGCCCGCTAGAAAAGACAGTTATACTTCCCATGGCGGCTTTTGGATTAACATACACGCAGTTTATCGGTATTATCTGGCCACTGTTAGCAGTTAGTATTGCGTTTATTCTTTCATATTTAATCTGGGGAGTAAAAGAAAGTGATATTAAACTAAACGATTGTACTAGAGAGATTAAAGTAAGTCGTATTACACGTTATGTATTACCGTATGTAGCAGGAGTTAGTGCTATTATTGCTGGTGTAGACTTCTTGTGGGCATTTGGCACATTAACACTTTATTATATGATAGTTACTCGTACATTTGATATACCTAAATTATTACGTTTTGTAGATTGGAAACTAATTGGTTGGGTTGCAGTTATTATTATAGCAGCAAATTTTGCTAGAGAAAACACAAGTGCCATTAAAGAGTTTTTGGAAAACAGTGGACTTGATATTAATACTTGGAGTGGATTTACCATGTTAAGTATAGCAAGTTTTGCTGGAGCATTTGCTCTAGGTAGTAGTAGCCGCTTTGGCGCACTTACAGTAATTATGGCTAGTATATATGGTATTGAGTATTTGCCTTGGTTCTTTGCTGTTGACTTTGTTGGATATCTAATTAGTCCAATGCACAAATGTGTTGCCATTGGTATGCTATATTTTGGAACTAAATTTAGATATTATGTAACTATTCTTGGCATGTGGGGCGGCTTAGTGATTATAGCTGGTGGACTTACACTATTAATCTAAATAATAATAAATAGTTACAACAACTTAAAGGTAACTGATTAATGGCAATTACATTTCCAAGCAGTCCAAGTACTGGGCAAAAATTCACATCAGGAAACAAAGTCTGGACATGGGATGGTAATTCATGGAAAGGCGGCGTATCATCTGGTGGTGATGCTGGAACACTTGATAGCTTAAATAGTACTCAGTTCTTACGCAGTGATGCTGATGATGGCACAACAGGTAAACTTGGTATTAGTACAGGTAGTCCTTTTAGTAAATTACAAGTAGGCGGACATACATTTAGCGGCGGCAATGGCATGTATCAAGATGGCCGAGTGGGTATCAGTAACCATGGTAATTTAACTGGTATGATGCTAGCGTCAACTTACAATGATACAGTACACCCAGAATATGGTCTTGTTTTTGTTCAAGGACCGTCAACATCAAATTATAATGTGTGGAGTATATCTCCAGATGGACCAGCGAAAGGTGATAGTCTCAGTTTTCACTACCAATCAGGAGCTACAAATATACATTCTCCAAGTAATGCTAAAGTAACCTTTGATGGGAACGGTAACGTTGGTATTGCCGGTATAGTTTATGCTCATCAATATAATAGAGGAACGGTTGCTTCTAGTACACCAATGGGCACTATAATTTTTCATGATACTGTATTGAGCACAGCAAATAAAAGTATTAGTAACACACAAACTACTTGGACAGACGTTATTACTAAAACAGTTACACCTCAATCTGCTAATTCATATTTTTGGGTTGAATTGTATCATAACGAGCATATTAATTATGGGACTCCTAACTATGGAGGTGGGCTTAGACTTAGAGGTACTACCGGGGGAGTATCCACCGAAATTGCTCGTGGAGGTGAAATGGTATATGTTATAGGGTCACCCCAAGGTGGTCATTACGTTTATAATGGTAATGCTAAAACTTGGGGTGGGTTTTATAATCCAACAACTGCTTCGAGCATTACCTTTGCTGGGCAAGCGACAGGTGTTAGTGGTCAGAGTGGTAATAATTATTATTGGCATTGGCAAAGTAACTATATTGCCAACCAACCTGGTCCTAGGCTACGCATCATTGAATTCACATAGGAGAAAATAATGTTTATTGATATTAGATTAGATGCTGTAAATTCTTTAGCACCTGGTGCAAAATATATGACATCAGGTGATGAAATTACTTGGTTAGATGATGATATATCACAACCAACTGAAGAAGCTATTGCAGCTGAAATGATAAGGCTACAATCTTTATATGATAATAAAGATTGGGAACGCAATAGAGTGGCGGCATACGGCTTATTGAATCAGGACGAAATGAGATTTGATGATCAGGTCAACGGGACAACAACTTGGGTTGATGCAATTAATGCTATTAAAACAGCACATCCTAAACCAGAATAAGTATTATAAATAACTAAAACAAACACCTGAGGGAAAGTGAACTCATGGCAACTAAAACAAAATAAAAACAGTATTAACTCACCCTAACTTTGTATAAATATGTATAAGCAATCTCTAAGGATATACA